GTGCCTCAGTATCGGTCACCCATTTCTCACCATCCCATTTATCGTATGGCGTTAATGGGGCGATAGTGGTTGTATTTTCTGGATAATCACCCGGAGCTGTGATTTCTTTGGCGTCTCCCGTTTCGGTGTTATAGACGATTTCACCGCGATGGTCTGACACATATTCCCATGATTTTAAATCCACAGAACGGCAAATTGTATAACCAGCCTTATATGTACCAGGAGCGTCTAAACAGGAATATGCAGGGATACCGACACCAATGGCAAGATATTCATTTGAAGTGGAAATATATTCCCGCGTTTCGCCATCATAGTTATAGACGGTAATATTTCCCGCCTTTGTAGCAATAAACTCGCTATTTAATACAGCGTTATCCATTATGCAGCCCTCACGATATAGTTAAATGCGATATTCCGTGGGCGAGTATCGGCAGGAACGACATACATTTCACCAATTGCCCGCTCATTAGAGTTGTTCAGCAATAGGCTTGAGCCATTACTGTCATGACCCGTAATTAAGATATCATTGGACAAAATAAGTGAGCCCGTACCTGCAGGAATACCATAAATTCCCATATCAAATTTAATATAACCAACACGCGCGCTCTGTGCAGACATAACGCTGCGACCAGTATCTACTGAACGACCGTCATCCCAGCCACGAATAAACTCACCGCGTAAATCAGGCAATTTATTTGTCGGGTAAGCCTTTGCCAGTTCCGGGTATTCTTCAGCAGAAAAAGCCGCACCATTGCATTTCAGCCATCCTGTTGGCGGAGTGGCTGAAGGCCACGGAACAGGCACACCAACGGGTAATGCCGAACCTTCTCCCAAACCAACGTTTATGAAAATGCAGAAATAACGAGCAAATGGCATCATTCCTGCTTTTGCTAGGGAGATCTACCATGCTTATTGGCTATGTACGTGTGTCAACAAATGACCAGAACACAGATCTACAACGTAATGCGCTGAACTGTGCAGGATGCGAGCTGATTTTTGAAGACAAGATAAGCGGTACAAAGTCCGAAAGGCCTGGACTGAAAAAACTGCTCAGGACATTATCGGCAGGTGACACTCTGGTTGTCTGGAAGCTGGATCGGCTGGGGCGTAGTATGCGGCATCTGGTCATTCTGGTTGAGGAGTTGCGCGAACGAGGCATCAACTTTCGTAGTCTGACGGATTCAATTGATACTAGTACCCCAATGGGGCGCTTTTTCTTTCATGTGATGGGTGCCCTGGCTGAAATGGAGCGTGAACTGATTGTTGAACGAACAAAAGCTGGACTGGAAGCTGCTCGCGCACAGGGACGAATTGGTGGACGTAAGCCAAAACTAACAGATGAGCAGTGGGCGCAGGCAGGGAGACTAATCGCTGCAGGAGAAACGCGTCAGCGCGTAGCATTAATTTATGATGTAGGAGTGTCAACACTATACCGAAAATTTCCTGTAGGCAGGGATTAGACATGATGCAGGCCACCGGTAAAGATTGATGCTGGCAGACAGCACAACTTTACAGCCCAAACTGTCGAGCTGTTGGGAACTCAGACACTAGCCACATATCGGCCTCTTAGAGCCGGTGAACCCTCTAAATCAATTCGCCCAGAATGATATTTTTGTACTGGGCAGACCATCACAATTCGGTAATAGACAGCATCAAAGGCAGCTAAATAAACCTTAGGCTTATCCACATTACATATCTGCATCAGGAGCCAGTGGGTGTCGAAGATAATGTTCCTGAAGAACATCTGCAATTGATTTCAGATTGTCTTCCTTAACAATGGAAAGAATGTCACGTCCATTTTTCCAGTCTAATGATATTTTTGTATTTCTTTGCTTCTGATGAAGCAGCAGCTCAAGTGCTTCAGGTTCAAAATCTGATGAGGTCCAGAATGAAAAAGTCATTTTTCGGTCACGGTACACATGAATCTGACTGTAGAATTTTCTGATGCGTTGAACTCGTTCGAGCCACTTTTCGATCATTTCGACTGAAATTAGTCGCTTAACTTCATAGCCTTTACATTCGTAGCACTTAATTTCTGCTTCGCCTCTAAAACCAATCACATCTATTTCAGCCTTACCTGCCTCGGTACTGATTTGTTTATTCAAGTCAACAGTGCTGACATTTTGGGTTTTCAGTACGATGTGACCAACTAACATTTCAAACATTACGCCTCTTATATTGATTGCGGCGCCTTCAATCCTCGTAAGTCCTTTAAATAGTTCGTTGATTTTTTCTGGGTTTGCTGCCGCAATGGCACCGGCACGATTAAGAGTATTTAATAAACTGGACAGTAGTGCTGAAATGTCTTGACCAAGTAGGTTAGATACTGTTGTAGCCATTACACCAGCTTGTTTCGCAAGGCGAAAGGCTTCTGGATCAAAACGTTCTGCAATCAGCATAGCTAGAAACGGGCGAGTATTTCGCATATTTCTGCATCGCTGTACTTTCGTGAGATAGGTTTGGATGCTTTTGCTATCTAAATCATTGTATATGACATCTGCAACAATGAAGCCATTACTCATTTCACCTTTTTGTACTGTTGCTAAAGGCATAATATATGACGGAGCACATATGTCCCAATGGTGATGGCTAAATGAAGGCATATTCTGAGAGTTACGGACTTGGACCTTATTAAAGCTGCCAAGGCCATTGTGTCTAATCCAGTCAGCTACACCTTTAATGAGAATATCTTCAACCAGCAATTGGTTTCGGACATGTTGGGTATCCGTTACCCCGTTAATATTATTTATGTAAGTAACAAGACAATCCCCCAAAACGACATCAACTTCCCTACGCAGAACTGAACCTTTAAGCAATTGCGCTTCAAGACGGCTTGACGCAATGTGTCCCTTCAGTTTGTCCGGACTCCCTGAAACCTTGCTAAAAAGATATGTCGGGATCGCCCCTTGATAAGGGTGGAAAGCGAAAAAGGTGTGAGCATAGACTGTTCTTGCATTTACATGACTTTCAAGCAATGCAATCCAATATCGACGAGAGTTATAGTCCTTTGTCAGATAGAGAAATGCTTCATTTTTGGGCAAAGAAAAATGAGTAAAACGTTGAACATCACCTCCAACGCGGGAGATTCGCTGTCTGGCGTTAACTTCTGTTAGGCCATTGGCTATCAGTTTTTCTCTTAAGGCAGATGAGGACATCGGCCCGTAGATATGTAGAAGTTGTTCTATGGATGGTTTCATTGAGTGTCACACTGCGCTATTTATAATATAACTACATTAGCGGATGATGAATTCAAGATTAGTAAGGTTATGTTTTAACATATTGATAAACATGAATAAAAAATGTGTGTGATGCTTGTTTTTTCAGTGTTTGTCACAGTGCGTTTTTTAATCGATGTTTTTGTGTTAAAAACGTCCTACTTAGTTAATGTAATTGCACGTTTTATTGCGATTTTTTTGGCCACTTAACTTAGTTGTACTTGTTTGCTAGAGAGGTTATTTAAACCAGCTTCGCTGCCATTGGTCAAATAGGTAATGGTGTTATCTGGTATCCGAAAGTACCAATGAAGGTAAAAAGGAATTCCATCCCATAACACGAAGAGGGATAGCGTGTTGCCGCAGGTAATAAAAACGAAAAAGCCCGCATCAGCGGGCTTTCATGTCACTTGGGAGCCGCGGCTCCTTTGCGTATCCTTTTTTGTCTCCTCACCGTCTGGTCGGTGTCCTGCTGAGACTGCTAACTTCCTGTTTTTATTGGTGTTGTTCTGCACCGTCCAATCATGATTGGTGGAGCTGGCGGGAGTTGAACCCGCAGACACGTCGTATGCAAGAACTTGCTGCGGCTGGATGGTGGACTTTCGATAGTGTGAGTATTGAATGATGTCCAGCCGTTATTGATTTTACGTATTTTTTGCATGAAAAGATTAGCACCTCATCCCACCGCTTCTCCATGATTTTACACCACTGTCTCTAGAGCTCTGTGTGCCAGAAGCGGAAGTTCATACCTCTAAGTGGATATTTTGTTAAAATATGCCATCAAAATCCTTGCTACCTCATGGTTGACAGTGATAAAAGTTGCACAAATTACTGAGAGAGAAATTACAATGAGTGGAGATACCTCTGAGTTTCCTAATAAACTTCCCAGAAAGCCAATTGGTTGGCGTGAAGAATATAGTGATTTTACAGGTAGTATTATATTCTATATGATATTCCCGTTGCTTCCATTACTTTTTGAGTCAATTAACACAGGAACTCACCCTTCAATACAATCATTAACAATTACTGCATCAATATACTCTTTTTCCATCGGTGTATCTTCTCGAGATAAAGCTATTTTTTGCTTAGGGATTTTTTGTGGTTTCATTCTCGCTTATCTTTACGGTAAAGTTAGTGAGCCAAAAGTTATTATATATACCTGGTACTATGTAGTTACGGTGATACTACTGGCTGTAATATTTATATTTCATCTTCTCGAACGATTTAATAAACACGTGGTAGAATGTGAGCCTGTTTTCTCCTTTAAGTTTACGAGAGGTATGTAATGGAGGATATTATATTTATGTATGCTGGGTTGATAGTGTCTTCTTTAGCGGCAATTGTAGGCTTAGCTACATCTATCATGCATACTCGTAAAAAAGTTAAGGCTAATGAAGAGCTTGCAACTGAAATGGCAAAGAGCTTTAGTGAGCTTGAATCTATCAATAAAAGCATAGGGGATTTGGAAGCGACAATTAAAAGGATAGATGAAGATGAATTAAAGTTAAGAATAGCAATTGAATCTTTAAAGGAAATGACTTCTGATGAAAAAAAAGAATCTAGGGATATGTTGAAAAACATCGTTAATGATGAGGTGTTCATTAAAGTTCTTCTCGAAAGCTATAAAAAACTGGATACCCAGTCAAAGAAGGAGATTTATTTGACTTTTTCCAAGTCGACAGATAGAGGCCTTTATCGATATATAAAAAGAATAGCTTCATCAGTACTCGATAACTTAATGGTTAAAATATAA